CTGTTCACAAAGTTAACGTGAACCAATGCTGGAGATGCACCGGAACATATCCCAGGTCCGCCGCTACCCTGCCCAAAATAAAAACCAGCACTACCAGGAACAGGGCCGCCGTACACAAATCCCTTGAACTTACTCATCTTCCATGTCTCCAGCGTCATCTGCGTCGTCCGCGTCACCCTCACCACCAACAGATTCAGCCCACCCTTCAGCGGCCTGCTCTAGACCCGGCGACACCCCGGCCTCTGTCAGCTCGTTAACCACCTGCTCAAATGCCAGCTCTTCTGGGAACCCGATCTTCTCAACAGCAACAGCGTAACGATCCACGATCATCTTGCCAATCTCCTGTTTGGTCTTATCATCCATCTGCCACAGAGAGCGCCAGTTGTAGTGCACCTCATCAGGAACAGATCCAAGCGCGGTCTTGATAGTCATCTTATCCAGCACAGTCATGGACGGCTGGATTTCGTTCTCTTGCATGGATTTGATACGGTCGTAATAGTCCACAGTATCAGACTTGCCGCTGTCACCTAGACCACCAGTCTGCACCCCGAACAGCCTTGAGCGCGGGATCTGTGCAGCACCGGAAGCGGCGATCTGGAAGCGGTCGATAACGTCTGGAATGGTGGCGAACGACATGGTTTTTTGCTGCCAGTCCTCTTCATCCCTGTCCATCACTAGAGCACCGTTAGTGGCCTTGGTTGTCATGGCGAGCTGCGTCTTAGCCATAATCGCAGCTAGCTCTTCTGGGTCCATAACCTTGTTAAGCAATCCGTTGATCTTAACAACATCAACCTTGGCTTCCATGGTCATATCAGCAACGTTAGCCATAACCGCGTCAACCGCCTTCAGGTCATCCATAACGGCAGACACAACAGATTGCCCCATGCGCGCTGCATTACCATATTCCCGGCGCTTACGTCCAATCAGATGCACGATACGGCTAGGGTGGATACGCAGCAACGCAGTATCGCCGCCCATTAGATCATAATACGATGGTCGGTTATAGAACTCGGACAAAGGGTCATAATCGTATTCGCCCTCAGAGATCTGCCGCCGATCCACCTTAACAACGAACCGCAACCCATGCGATGCGTCAGGGTCCATTGGCTCGCTTGGCTCCGTACCATCATCAAGGAACAGATACCCGTCACCGAACAGCCTGGCGTCAACCAGAGCATCCTGTAGCTTGAGCTGAATGCCGAACCGCTTCTCCACATCCTCTAGCTTACTGATCTGCGCAGCCTCAGCCTGCCATTCACGCCACATACGGGTAGCATCCTGCGCGGGCATATCCACCACGCGCGAAACCAGTCCCGACCCGTTGTAAGCTGTCAAGAGCTGCTGATCCGTATAGTTCACCTGCGAATAGGTGGACATTTTGAATTTAGACCGCGTGTCAGTCATGCCCGCCGCTAGTGCGGTGAATGTATCAAGGAATTGTGTCATGTGGTTATGGTATTCGAGGGGTTGACATGGTGCAAATGGGCGGGTAGAAGGGTGGTAGGAAAAGGAGATAGATATGGAAATGTCAGGCATGTTAATGAAGTTCACTGTGTCATATCGGATTCGCTATAAGGGCGGTGACGCAGGCGAGCTTAGAAAGGTTTCTGGTGCGATCACAACAACAGACCTTAAAGTAGATGATAATTTGAGGTTGTTCGTTGAGGAGCTGGTTTCCGAAAAGGAAAGCGGTTCTAATCTTGGTGACATTACAATCGAGCGCGTCAAGATGACATCAAGTCACCCAATAACACAAAGCGGCAGTACGGGGTTTAAACCTACGTTCAAGAACTAACACCACACCCCGCCACACATGATGGCGCACAATAAGGAGACCAAAAATGTCACTTATATATGAAACGGATACGCATGAATACCATGAAGCGCAGGCATGGGTTAATGGAGGTGGGAACATGGTGGCTATTGATTTATGGAATGACTGTGGGATTGCCAATGGGCAACATGGTCTTGTTGATTACGTAAGGGTGAAGAAGGCTGGCGCTAAAGTAGAGGAGACCAACACATGAAGATCTGGAAATGGCTAGGATGGGACACTAAGGAAGCCCGCACCGAGCGCAACATTGACAACAACAAGCACAGTACGATCCAATGGGTTGCGGGGTGTATTGCCGCTATCGTTATCGTTGCTATTATCTGGAGTTAGACACATGAAATACGATCTGAAAGCGATGAAGTTTGTTCCTGATGAAAGCGATATTGACCGTGCCTTCCTGTGGGTTAAAACGCCTGAAGGTGCTGATTACTGGAACAACCAGTGCGAAAACGGCATCACCCCCGAAGGCCAAGCGAAATGGGACGCAATGAAACAGCAATGGAATGAGGAGAATGGTGTGATTGAGCGTGAGGTAGGGACGGCCCGTGATGATCAGTGGAGTATCGTACCGCCCAACACCCCACAACGCTACGTAGTCCTAACCGACGATGACACCATCATCTGCACCCGCGCTGAAGCTGAGGATCTTGCCGCTGGTGGGGTTGACGCGGTGTATAAATTGGGCGATAAGGTTGAGGTAACTGTTAAGGTGGAGTTTGAGTGATGGAATACTGGATGATGTTGGAGAGGGGCGCAGCAAAAAAGGTTTCAGATGCGTTAAAGAAGCCAACGGCCCTGGAGTATGAGGCTAGGGAATTTGCGAATGGAAATAGAAGTCTAGATTCAAGCGAGGCATTTGACCCTTGGGAGGATGTGGTATCTTTCTGTCATGGCTCATACTGCGGTGACTTTGACAAGTGCGCAATCGAAACCCTTACCGATATACGGGATGGCACTATTGAGCGCCGGGATCTTGCGAGCCGTATGTTCAGGGAGCACCTATGTACCTTGCATCTTTGCGATTACGGCTCATCTCCGAGAGCTTGCTTTCCAACTACTGACTTTAAGCCATTGATGAATGACCTCATTGACAAGTGGCGTCAGTATAGTTTAGAGGCTTGGGGTATGGATGTAACTACAGTTGAAGGAGAAGACGCATGAAGTTCGAATACGATAGCAAGAGTGAAGAGAGTGAGTGCGTGGCTTATATTGATGGCGACGGGGATTTGTGCATGGTGGATGGTGATTATGCTATGATTTTAGGTAGAGATGGCGTACATCTTACAGATATGGAATGGAAGCCAGATGAAGCCACGCGCCGTTTCTACCCCGGCGACAAGCTAACGATTACGTTTTAGGAGGTAACACATGACACGTAAAGAAGCACTGCAAGAGCTGCTGGCGAAGGTGAAGGCGGGAATGGATAGTGACGAATGACCGGAACAGCATCGTATTGGGGTGACCAATATTACAAAACAGATGAGTTCAAAGAGAAGGTGCGGGCAGCAGAAAAACAGGAAAAAGCTAGGCGGCAGCTTATTTCTGGAATTGCTAATAAGGAAACACTGGCTTATGCTAGATACCTGTCAGCCTGCGCTAATGATGCCACGCTAAATGGTGAAATTGGATTTAAGCCATGTGATGATGATGTATTACGAGATTGGCCGTTTCTATCCGTGGCGCTGGAGGACAACTAATGCGTATCGTTAAAGCGTTCTGGGGCGGACATATCGACCTTGATCATGTGGCGTATGTGGGTCCAGTAAGACGTGAGAACTATGGCGACCTGTATTTTGATATTACACTACAGCTATGCGATAAGCCGCTGACTGTATGGGAACCGATTGAAGTGCCTGATGATCCGATAGAAGGCGAGGATGATGTGGCATATTTTAAACGCAAGCGGCTGGAGTTTATTGAGCAGTGGGGTGGTGAGTGATGTATAGCGTAGTAGTGGTATGGAATAAGGATGGGGATTACTTCCAAACGTGGTCTAGCACTGACAGTATGGGCGGCATTGATCATGGCATTCGAGTAGCCTCCCAGATCGGAGGAACATATTGCGTTGTTGAGTGCCCTAAATCGCCCCAGCCCAATTCGCCGCCACCTTAACAGGGCAGTAAGCCATGATAAACGCATCAGCGATGTTGGGCGATGGGACGTCACGTTTGGCTAGATCTTTCTTACTCTCAACCTTACTGCGCCCACTTGGATCATAATCCTTGTGTGGCGTAGATAGTTCTGTGATCAGCTTCTCTAGGTAGTTAACGCCAGGGTCAATTGATATGATCTCGGCAGGGTCGCACTCAACACCCTCAGTCACCCACATATGGGTCTTACGCAGCCTGTTAGCCACGTTCCACCATGATTGCGCCTTCAGGTTGCTGAACTGGTCCTTGTTGAGGATACGTGTTCCTTTAAGGTATTCACGATCAGGCCATAGCACCTTGCCGCCAGCATTGAATGACCTGTACTGAATGCGCTGTTTGTGTTCTGTGTTAAGCTCCTTGAACTTAGCGCCAGCCGAAGCGCCAACCCCGATGCTGTCATAGTCGATGGATGCGGCGTCATCCTTGGCACGGTTCCATACGCGCGTGGCAGACTTGAGCAATTCATCCTCAAGCCCCTTCCACTCCTCAACGTGGTGCAATAGCGGACCATGAGCGCAGCACATAGCGTTAAGGTCGCCGCCATCGTCAGCAACATCAAAGCCAATCCGTCGCGCGCCTGTGGGGTCAATTCCTAGTTTCACATGGGCATTAACGGAAGACTGCACCCATGTGCGTTTGATGATAGCTGCGTCATCGTCGTTTAGGGGTTCGCCTAGGTAGATGTGGTTGTAGTCATCTGGAGACGTGCGTTTAAGCTCCTCGATGTCATCCAGGAGCGTTTGGGATAGGAACGGGTTCTCTGTGTAGTTGATGTGCCTTACAAGCGCGTTCTGTGGCGGGTTGACCACAAAGCGCTGATACACGAAGTCGTTGACCAGGCGGGGGTTAAAGATCACCCAGACCTCTGACCCTTCCTTACGGATGGTGGGGCCTAGGATCTCCCACATCTCTTTAGTGAGGCTGTGCGCCTCCTCAATCCACAGAATATCAATGCCTTCAAGAGACTTGATTTCGTCTGTGTTGCGCGCAAGGCCATAGAAAAGGAACTCACTTCCAGTCCCCTTATGGATGATCTTGCCTTTCTGGAATTCGAACTCATGCGCCACCCCAAACCGTTCAGCCTGTGACTTGATTAGGTTGTACACAGACTCTTCCAGCTTGTTCTGGAACATACGGGTACACAAGATCCGCACCTTGGTATAGCGCGCAATCCTAACAGTGTTAGCCGCTGCATCCCATGACTTGGAAGATGCGCGGCCACCTGGGAGCACTTTATAACGGCTAGGCGTAGACCAAAAGTTACGCAGCACAGGGTTCATAGAAGCGGTCATACAGCGCCTCTAAGTGTCATCGGTAGGTAAGGGTAGCTAAAACACGCCAGACGCACCCTATGCCCCCTCTGTGTCGCTGTCCGGCTGTTCTGCGTAGAAGTCTCCGAGGCCCTTTGGCGACATGCTGCCATCAGAAGACGTGTTGTCAACGTGAACCTGTGGCGCACCGAAACCCCTGTCTTGTGAATCTTTCAGAAGTTTCAGCACATCCGACTTGATAGCCGCAAGACGCTCCTCATCATCACCCGCCGCTCGCACCGTGTTATACAGCGCGTCCACCAGATCCGCTTGAACCAATGCGGCTTTCTCTGCCGCGCGGATCTCTGCCTTGCGGTGTTCTGATGACTTGCCCGGCGCAGGTCCGCCCGGCTGTCCAATACGTGTGCTTGGTGATGGATTAGGGTTAGCCATAGTTTTTCCCGATTAGGAATTCCTCTTTCATAGGTTAAAGCTATAGCATGTTGCGCGCAGACGCAAAGAACCCCGCCTAGCGTGGCGGGGTTGGTGCGGTGGTTAGATAAACCAAAAACCCGCAAGAGCAATCAATCCGGTTGGAATAGCTCCACGCCAAAATCCCACATATGCACAAGCGATACACAAGCAGGCGTTGGCCGTCATTACAAACTCAGTCATATACATCTCTCATTCCTCCAGTGCGCTGCGGATGCGGGTTTCGTAGTCGGCTTGGGCTGCGGCAATTGCAATACAATCACCATCTTCAATCAAATCTGGCTCGCCTTCTGGATCAGACACTGGAAACCAAACGCCACACCAGCCGCCATCCATGGGAGAAATCAGATAAAGCCCGATGTTTGAGTAGCAATGCCAATCCGCACCGACCTTGCTGAATACCAGCGGCTTTACAGCGACCTCCCCTGCCTTTCTGGCGTCGTCACCA